ATGACGTGGAAGGCTTTGGACTGGAAGTTTTTTGCCACTATCGTGTTTACGATCGCCGGACTCGTCATTCCTGTGTTCATTTGGCAGGTTGATTTGGCGTCCCACTCTCTTACCTTGAGATTAGTGTCGACGTCGCCCCTACAGCCCGTTTCGAACATCCAAAATCTTCAAATATCGCTGAATGGCCAAAACATTGAATCGCCGTATCTCTCTACCCTGGAGCTGGTGAATACCGGTTCGAAACCGGTTCTGAGCTCCGATTTCGATACGCCGTTGGAGATTTTCGTAAAAGGTGGGGCAAAGCTAATCAGCGCCGAAACATCAAATACGACCCCAAAGAATATCCCGGTAAAAATCGGTAACGCCGAGCATGGGGCCTCAGTATCGCCCTTCCTGTCGAATCCAAAAGATTCAATAACCATTTCGGTCATTACATCAGGCCCAGCACCGGAGTTCGAGCCCCGAGCTCGGATTGCAGGAATCAACGAGGTAGGCTACGAGGATACTTCTCGTGAGAAGACTAGCCATCTGAAAACTGCCGCAAACCTGATGGTTACAACTGGGCTCATCTTCCTCTACTTCATTTTTTTACCCACCGGTTTACGAGGCCAAAGGTTCAACGTTCCTAGAGGTTTAGCAATTGTTACGGGGACATTAAGCGCGTTCGCTGCTATCGCTACGGCTAGGCCTGCATTCGAGTTCGTGGATGCCTGGCCTTACGCAGGCGTTTGGAAATTTGTCATTCCGTTCACTTCATACGTTTTCCTGGCCTATTTTGCACTCCGATACACCATGGCCTTAAGGCGAAAAGGACATATCGCCCCCTTCCGACAGTGACAGTTCGAAACTCTGCACCGCGCCACTAATTTCACTTATCCAACCATGCATGCACGTGACTGCAATCAATCGTGGACTGTATTGGGTCTGTGTGCGTTTGCACGCATAAGCAGCAGATGGACCTCTGCCAACGTCCACCCCTAGGTGCTTTCGGCTTTTCGTGTTGACCCACGGGAAAGAGGTTAGGAAGGTTAGTTTTTTCTAATCGCCGTGAAACCCTTGTGTTTCGCGGCTTTGCGGTCGATGCCAAGGGTTAGCTTTAGGGTTATGAGAGGTAATTTCCTAACCTTTATAACTGTTAAAAACTAATAAATAGATTCCTTATAAATCAACGGCTTGCAGCTTACTAACCTCAGACCTAACCATTACTTACCCTTCAAAGTTAGCTCTCAACTCCAGTAAATACGGGGCTTGCAGACCACCTCTCCCCCCTTTTCCAAAAACTAACCCTTTTCCCGAGCCACCTCTCAAAATCGCCCCAGACTGCGCCGCAGTCTCCATCTCCAAAACAGCCTACCCTCGCAGGGATTCGCAGGCTTTCTCACTCCTATCAATGCTAGAGCAAGCCCAGCCAGGCCCGCGTCACAGCACCTGCAGGGCGTGCAGAAAAAGCGCCCTATTTAGCCCGCAGGCGTGGCGGGGGGACGACGGCGCGCGCCGGGATTAGAAGCCTTTGCATGCACCTTTTCAGTGCGCCTCGTGCTGCTCATTATTTCGCGGGTTCAGAATCGATGATTCGGATATGACATAGCGCCACTACAAAAGATTGTGTGGAATCGTGTGGCAGTAGAGAATGACAGTACAAGGATGTGGACAGCGCGTCCCGGAGCCCGCCCACCGTGGCCCTAGGCTGTCTGTACCCCATTCTTGGCGAGGCTTCGATTTGAGCGAAGCTATCGAAAGTCGGTATTTATCGGGGGACAGGAATTGCTAAGCCAGGTCGAGAAAGAACGTGCCGAATCTATATTTGAACTTCTCAAAGAAGCGACTACTCAACAGGTAGTCAAAGATTTTCTTAGAGATAAGGGCGTTCATCACAGTGCTGCCAACTGGGAACACATGTATGACACCCGAGTACTGCCAGCACTGGAAAGTAAAAAGCTCGCATTATCCGACCTGGAAGCATTGCTTCGCGATGTGGAAGAGCATGGGCGCCAGCATATTTTTCTATTCCAGTGCAAACCTGAAGATGCTACCAAAATACTTTTAGAGCATCGCTTAACTCAGATTGCGATAGCAGAAGGATTGGACAACCTGTTAGCGCAACCTACATACGTCAACATGCCAGTTGAACCGGAAATAGTAGACATCAGGATTAATAGGGCTCCTAACGGAAGCGGCATAGTATTAGGGCTTACTATTAAAATTGTTGAGTGCCGTGAAAGCAGTAAACTTGTAGACGACGACTTTGATCAGAATACTGGCCGCCGAACCAAAGTTTGGGAAGTTACAAAAAAACGAGCAGTAAGTGTCGCACATCTCAGCAATGAAGGTCTTTTAGAAATCCGCGTTGCCTCGCGAGAAAACTCTACAAAGTATCACGAACAGGTTTCTAAACTTATTAGACTGATAAACAAGTTCATACCAATGGACTCATTCGAGCCAGTATCGCTAGGAAAATCGAAAGCAACTTTACACGAGAAAAAAGATGATTTTGCAGGTGTAATACGCTACACAAGCACGACTGCAACTAACGATATGGGCATATCTATGAACTTATCGGCCGCTAATATGTCCAATAATCTCATGCAGAATGACGGTTCTGCAGGCGCGATGAGAGAGTTCCTTGCTAAAAAAGGTTATGTGACGGGAAGTAATATTTGGTTTATAATGCCAGATGACGCCACCCGTGAGATTCACGTAATACTTAACGGGGAAGTTCACGAGTTTGCAGTTACGGCAGCCTGCACACCAAGAGATTATTCATATGTTCTCGGAAAAATTCTCTCCCTTAATTAAAGCCTTCCCACAAGAGGCTGATGCATTAAGAAGATTGGCGAACCACTTCGCAGATATCGAGCGCGAGGAAGGTGAGAATGTGCTGCAGGTAATCATGCCACCTGGTCGCTTATATGACATCTCCCAGGCAGGTAGTACCGCCCATTTTGCGAAGGTCACGACCATCCTTGTTGAGTCGGGCCTCTTCGAGCGTAAGGTCGTAGTGCGCTCGCCAGGGGGACCTGCAATTCATGAGTATGACAACTGGTTCGATTGTCCACTTGAGGTTTACGACCCCGTTCGCGATGTGACGATGGAAGTAACCGATAGTGATCTAGAAACGCTGTACCGCGTGGCCAAAAATGGAAAAAACTAACATCATCGAGTTAGTAAAGGTGTTGTGGGAAGGAACAGACGTTTCTAAAAGAAGAAAAGTATTCCGGGAAGTTCAAAAAAACATACCCGAAGAATCGCGAACACTCTTCCAAGAACTAGCTTCTCATTACTTCAATGGTGCGGTCGACACTAAAGACTCTCGCATACTTATTTTGGTGCATGGTATTCACACCAATGGCTCATGGCAGCAAGACGTCCAGGAACAGATGATCGGAGTTCCGCACCTTCGAGTGCAGGAACTAGGTTACGATTTGGTGACCGGCTTTCACTTTGCCTTATTTTCAAGGTCGGGGCCGATAAAAAAAATACTCGCTGAAATAAATACGATTAAACGTGAGGAGCCTCTAGCTAAAATTTCAGTCATCGCACACAGCTTTGGCACTTACATCATTTCTAAAATACTGGAAAACAATCCTGACATTAGGTTTGAGAAAATAATCACTTGTGGATCTGTCATCTCCAGAAACTACAACTGGACAAAGCACGCTCCATTTGCTCACAGCACTGATATCATCAATGATGTAGGCGTTAAAGATTTATGGCCCGTAATAGCCAACTGCGTAACGTTTGGTTACGGTGCATCCGGAAATCAAGGCTTTAGAACAGCTTCCGCCACTGACCGATACTTCAACTACGGACACAGTGACTTCTTCGAACCCCAACATGATCATATTGTAAAATATTGGCGGCCAATATTCGAAGATGGGATAATTCCAAAATCAGCGGTGAAATTGCCAAAGGCGAATGTGCCTTTACTTTGGTTCTGCCATTCAAAAAAAGGTAAGGCCATACCCTTTGCATTATATGTAGCAGCCGTTTTCGGAACGATTGCTGGGTTAGTGTGGTGGATATTTTAATGATATCGGAGCATTGCTCCAGATCGCTTTCGATGCTATGGAGCAAGCTAACCCGTCGTGCGTGGATGTGATGATCGGTGCAACGCTGGATGGCGAGATCTTACCGTCCCATCAGCTGCAACACATTCGACGAGTCCCTCCAAACTTGGAAGGGGGTATAGTGGCTTAACTCCCCCCTCCAAGCTCATATGGCTTAAAGCGGATGACCTCTTCCCCGAGCCATTCGTTGATTTGCAGCAGGCGCGCCTGCAGCGGCTCCAGCTCATTCAGCCCCCACACCTGGGCGGCTTCGCGCATCGAACCAAAGCCCCCTGAGTTCTGCGGCACGATTCCCATCAGTTGTGGATAAATGCGCAACGCCGCGAGCAAATCGTCGCGACTGATATTTTTGATCGAACCGAAATCATCCTTAGCCGCGACCTCGCTGATGGGGATCAGCTGGATACCGTCTTTCTTCCCACCAGGTGCGTACATGAACAGGTTGCGGAAGTTGCCCGGGCCTTTGCTGCTCTTCATGGCGCTGCGCAGATCCGTGACGAAATCTTCGTTCTGCGCGGCATCGGTCATGTAGAGGATGAAGCCGGCATGACTGCCGTTCTGGTAATACTTGCGCCGGAACAAGGTCGCCGCCTCGTTCAGCAGCGCGCTCTGCAGCGCCGACAGCCACTCAGGCAATCCATATATTTCCTGGTTGATGTCCGCCTCCCGCAGGTGGCAGATGCTGTCTTTGCGAAATTCGTGTTCATCCCGCCAGCCACGCACCTGGAAGTAACTCCCCTCCTCGATGCCGCGGCGGACGAACTTGGCCATCGCCGGCAACAAGCCGAGCGCCTGGCGCAGCATGTTGTCGCGCTTCTCCAAGTAGCTGTTGCCACACCAGATGAAATCCAAGGCGACCTGTTCGAAAGCCTGGCGGCTCAACAGCTTGTGAGGGATGAAAGTCCGAGCTAGGGCATTGCGCTTGAAGTTGAGCCCCGACTGCAGGTACACGCTGGCCCGGGTCGACTTGGCCAAGCCGTCCAGCGACAGCGGCGGTTCGTACCAGCGCCCGTTCGACCAGCACTCCAGGTAATCGAGAATCTCCCGGCCATCGAGCACCGGTACCGGATCGCCGAAGGTGAATGCATGGGCCTGACTCTGCGCAGGCAGCGCCTCAACCAGATCGGTAGTCATCAACAAATCTCCATGATGCCGGTGTTGGCAGCGGTCTGCCCTTCCAGCGGCTCGTTGTGCAGGGCGTGGAACAAGGCCCACGCCAAATCGGCATGGCCGGTTTCGTCATTTCGTCCGGCCGTGTAAGTGAACTGTCGCCCTGAGGCGGTGATGGTCTTGCGGATGGCCATCAGGCTGGAGGCCATGTCAGTCCAGCCGGCATCGAACTCCAGTCGCCCGTTCTTGATCACGTCGTAAGCCTTGAGCACCAGACGGGTTTTCACTTCGGGTGAATAGCTGAACGTGGTGACGGCTGGGAAGAACTGGCGCACCAGCTGGGCCACGCCGCTGCCCAAACCGGTAACGTCGACGCCGATGTAGGTCACCCAGTAGCGCTTGGTCACTTGGCGGATGGCCTCGGCCTGCGCCGCGAAATCCATGCCCCGGAACTGATGACGCTCGAGCACGCGGAACTTGCCGCCCGGTACCAGCGGCGGGGCTACTACGATCAGCCCCGCGCTGTCGCCGGTTTCGGCTGGGTCATAGCCAACCCAGACCTGCCGATCACCGAAGGGACGTGCCGCGAACGGTTTGTAATCCTCGCCCCACTCCACCCAGCTATCGACCATGCAGGGCTGGAGCATTTGCAGCGGGAAGATCGAGGCGCCGTCATCGACAAACTGGCACATCAGCAAGTTTGCGAATTGCTCAGGGTTGTACTCGAAGCGCAACTCTTCCAGGTCGAACAGATCACAACCCCGTTGCTCGGCATCGAGGATCGTGACGATCTGGCGCCAGATGCGGTCCTCGCACAGCCGGCCCTGTCCCAGGGCGTCGTGACTCACATCCAACTTGAGGTGTTGGGCTGTCGGTTTACCCTTGTTGAAACGCTCACCGGTCCACAGCTTGTAGGCCTCATGGGCCATACTCGACGGGGTCGAAAAGTAGGTCTTGCGCCAGTGCTTGTGCAGCGCCATGCCCGAGGCGACTTTGTTGAGCTCTTCGAATTTGTGGGTCCAGAAGAATTCATCGAAGTAGAAATTGCCCGATCGGCCTTGGGCTGTGCGGTAGTTGGTACCGAGAAAGTGCAGCTCGGCGCCGTTGGCCAGCACGATCGGATCACCCGTCAATTGCCGGCCCAGCACATCGCTGACAAACGCCTGCATGTAATTCTTGAACTGGTGGGCCTGCGCCTTGCTGGCGGATAGGAAAATCTGGTTACGCCCGGTCTTGAGCGCATCGATCAATGCCTCTCGAGCGAAGTAGTAGGTCGCCCCGATCTGCCGGCTCTTGAGCAACATTCGGGTGCGCTGATTCATCGACCGGTACCAGTCAAGCTGGTACTCGAAGCAACCATCTCGAAAGGCTTCTTCCAACTTCTCGAAGTCTTCCTCGGAGAAGTCGTTACGCTTGGGTTGTTTCTTGGGTTCAGCGTTACGTGCGGCCAACTTCGGATTGAGATCGGTCTCGGTACCGCCGCCCTGGAATCGCTGAATGCGGGCCTGCCGCTCCAGTTGCCGGTGCAGCAGGTCAATTTCCTTGAAGTCGCCCCCGGTCTTGCCCTCCTTGAGGATCAGTTGCACCAGGCGGGCTTCGAGTGCGCCGCCAATGCGCTCGACGTTGTCGGCCCGGTCCCAATCGTCGCGGGCCTTCCAGGAGTGGATGGTTTTCTCTTTCTCACTCAGGAAGTCAGCAATATCGGTGACGCGCCAACCCGTCCAGTACAAAAACTTGGCCTGGCGGCGTGGATCCATCGGTGGGTGGGTGGCTTCATTCATGACGCAGATGCTGCCGTCACGCGCGCGAAGCCCCTAACCCTGAGACCTGTAGGCCTACCGGCTACAGGCCAGCATCATTGCCCGCCGTGCGCGCGCTGCCGACCATGGCCCCAACGCTACCTGCTACCGCAGCCAACGCATTGAGGCCTCTCCCATGAAAAAGAAATTTCGCTCCAAGTGGACTCGCATCGCCGTCGAAGGCGCTACCACCGATGGGCGCAACATTGAACGCAGCTGGATCGAGGATATGGCCAGCACCTACAGCCCCAACACCTACGGTGCTCGAATGAACTGCGAGCACATCAAGGGTTACATGCCTGGTGGTGAATTTGGCGCCTATGGCGACGTGCTGGCACTGAAGGCCGAAGAAGTCGACATCGCAGGCGTTAAGAAGCTGGCCCTGTTCGCTCAACTTCAGCCCAACGACGCGCTGCTCGCGCTGAACAAAGCAGGCCAAAAGATTTACACCTCGATCGAGGTTCAACCCAAGTTCGCCGACACCGGCAAGGCCTACCTGGTGGGTCTGGCAATTACCGACACGCCGGCCAGCTTGGGCACCGAAGCACTCTCGTTCAGCGCCAAACATGGCACCTTCACCAGTCGGAAAACCCACTCGGACAACCTGTTTACCGCCGCCGAAGAGGTCGCGCTGGAGTTCGAAGAGGTCAGCGAGCAGCCCCACGTGTTTGCAGGCCTCAAGGAAAAAATGAATGGTCTGTTCGCCCGCCTCAAAGGCAAGGACGACGCCGACCAGGAGCAATTTGCCGAACTGGGCACCTTGATCAGCCAGCTCACTGACGCCGTGGGCAGCACCCTCGACGCCAATGAAAAAGCCAAATCCGATCTGCAGGCACTGACCGGCAAACACGAGGCGCTGGCAACGAAGTTTGCGGACCTCGAAACCAAGCTCGGCAAAACCGCTGATCACAGCCAACAGCATCGCCCTCAGGTCACCGGTGGCGAAAACCAGGTGCTGACCCAGTTCTGACCCCAGCCTTTCTTCGGAGAACCCTATGCGTAATGAAACTCGTCAGGCCTACACCGGCCTTTTGCAACAAGTCGCCAAGCTCAACGGCGTCAGCTCGGCAGCGGAATCCTTCACGGTCACCCCTTCGGTGCAACAGAAGCTGGAAACTGCCATTCAGGAGGCCAGCGACTTCCTGAAAAAAATCAACGTCATCGGCGTGGACGAAAAGGACGGCGAAGCCATCGTTCTTGGTGTCGGCAGCTCCATCGCTGGCCGCACCGACACCAACCAGAAGGCCCGTACTCCACGTGATGTAAGTGCCTTGAACAAGGACACTTACAGCTGCAAAAAGACCGACTTCGACACCGCTATCCCGTATGCGCTGCTTGACGCCTGGGCCAAGTTTCAGGACTTCCAGGCGCGCCTGTCGGGCGCCATCGTCGAACGGCAATCGCTCGACCGCATCATGATCGGCTTCAACGGTACCAGCGCCGCCGCAGACACCAATCGCGCAACCAACCCGCTGCTGCAGGATGTCAACGTCGGGTGGATTCAGAAGTACCGCACCAATGCGCCGGAACGGGTAATGAGCCAAGGCGCGGTCGCGGGCAAGGTCACCATCGGCGCCGGCGGCGATTACAAGACACTTGATGGCCTGGTCTATGACGCCATCCAGTTGCTCGACCCATGGCACCGGAAACGCCCGGACCTGGTTGTCCTGGTCGATCGCAGCCTGCTGCACGCCAAATTCCTGGCCAACATCGAAGGCGCTTCGGACAACGAGAACGAACTGGCGGCATCGCAGATCATCGCCAAAGCCCGCCTCGGTGGCCTGCCGATTGAAGATGCCCCGTTCTTCCTGGACAAGGCGATCATGGTCACCACCCTGAAAAACCTGTCGATCTACTGGCAGATCAGCGCTCGCCGTCGTCACATCAAGGACGAGCCGGAGTGGGATCGCATCGCGGACTACCAATCCTCCAACGACGCCTATGTCATCGAGGACTTCGGTCTGGGTGCCGTGGTCGAGAACATCGAAGAGGCATAAGCCATGGCGCTCTCACTCGCTCAGCGTCACCGGCTCCGCGTTCTCGCGGAGCTGGAAGCTGCCGCCGCTTCCCCCTTGACCAGCATGGCCGGTGCCACGGCCTACGAGCTTCAACTGGCCCAGCTACTGCAGGACCGGCTGCGCCTGAAAAACATCGAGGGCAATGAGCGCAAGGCCGCGCTCAAGATCGAGCTGCTGCCGACTTACGAGCCCTACATCGAGGGTGTCCTGGCCGGCGGCAACGGTGCCCAGGATGAAGTGATGACCACCCTGATGGTCTGGGCGATCGATGCCGGTGCATTTCCCCATGCCTTGAAGATCGCGGGCTACGTGCTCAAACACAACCTGATCATGCCCGACCGTTTTGCCCGCAGTACCGGCTGCCTGATCGCCGAAGAGGTGGCCGAGGCTGCCCTCAAGGCACAGAAAGCCGGCGGCGAGTTCGACCTGCAAACACTGCTCGACACCGAGGAGCTGACGCGGGAGCGGGACATGCCGGATGAAGCCCGCGCCAAGCTGCATCTGGCCATCGGCCGAGCGTTGGCGGCACAGGTTACGGATGAAACCCCGACCGCCGAGCAAATGGAGACGCTCAAGGAAGCCCGGGGCAACCTCACCCGAGCGATTGCCTTGCACACCTCCTGCGGCGGCAAAAAGGATCTGGAGCGCGTTGATCGCCTCCTGAAAAAACACGCTGGCCCTGCCAGCTAACCGAGCGTTCCCACGCAACCCCGGCGGCTCGGGACGAATCAGCGGGTTTTCTCCTTTCCTTGCTGTGAAGCCCCGACCACCGCCGACCTATTCAAGGCATTGATTGGCCAGGAGCCAGAACATGAGCGGCTTTATTGCGAACGGCACCACTTCCAGCGCGAGCGAGCCCCATCCGATCAGCAATGACGGTTGGTGGCCCGATCTCGATGGAGAAAGCGTGCGCGCTGCTCTGCGTCTCGACGCCAGTATCAGTTCCATGCGCCTCGAGGTCGCCCTGGTCAACGCCATTCTCAGTGTTAACCGCGAGCTCAGCGACTATCAGGCGGCACAAAGCGCACTCGGCTACACCAATCTGGAAGCCGTGCCCGGGTCGTTGATCCAGAACCTGTCGCGTCCACTGCACCTTTACTTGCGGGCCGTCTATTGCACCGCTGGTGCTGAGCTGGCCGAGCGGTACCGCAGTTACGACAGCACCAACGAAGGCAGCAGCAATGCCGACGAACTCACCCCCAGCGTTGATGAGTACCGCCGCGATGCGCGCTGGGCGATGCGCGATCTGAGCGGTATCTCACGCGCCACCGTGGAGTTGCTCTGATGATTGATTGCAAACGCATCGACTGGAACGAAATCAGCCGCCTGGGCCTGCTCGAGCGGATCAACCGGGAAATCATGCACCCGCTGGGTTTGGCGGTTTGCCGCATCCCGGAGACGGGTATTTCACCTGGTGCATTGGTTTCGCCTGATGGGGAGTTTGTGTACGCCGATCCGATCACCCCGGAACTCAAGGAACACGCGTGATGGCGACCAGCCTGCGTGCCAACCAGGGCGACACGGTCGATGCCATTTGCTGGCGGATATATGGGCGCACGGCGGGCGTCACTGAAGCGGTGCTAGAGGCCAATCCCGGGCTGGCCGATTTCGGGACGATTCTTCCGCACGGCACCCTGGTGCAACTGCCCGACGCAGCGCCACAAGCCGAGCAGCGCCAGATGGTGAATTTATGGGACTGATTCAAATCGCCCGCCACTTGGGCACTGACAAGCTTTCTACCTTCAACTTCGGACAGCGGAATCATGCGCATGCCTGACAAACCGGATACATGGGCCTGGCTCGCGGCTTGGCTCGAACAAAACTGGCCAGCCATCTACTCCGGTGGCCTCGCCGCCATTATCGCCGCACTGCGGATCATGTACGGCGGCGGCACCCTGCGCCGCGTTGCGCTGGAAGCGCCGTTGTGTGGTGCTCTCGCCCTGGCTTGCAGTCACGGTTTGTCCCTGCTGGGGATCCCGGCGACGACGGCGCCATTCTTCGGCGGCGTCATTGGACTGCTGGGCGTCGAGGGCACCCGCGCCCTGGCCAACCAATTCTTCAAGCGCAAGGTGGAGCAGGTATGACAATCCTTCGTCACGGCGACCGCAGCCAGGATGTTCGCGTGCTGCAGCAACGACTCAATCAAGTCGGCGCCGGCCTATATGTGGACGGCCATTTCGGCGCCGCCACCGAAGTCGCGGTGCGCAATTATCAAGCGAAGATCGGACTGGTCAGCGATGGTATCGCCGGCCCCAAGACCCTCGCCGCCTTGGCCGGTGCTGATTGTGCCTGCCTGTTGCGCCATTCCACGCTGGCGACCGCTGCAGCGCGACTGGGCGTCGAATTGGCAGCCATTCTTGCCGTGAACGAAGTGGAGAGTTTGGGCTCGGGCTTCCTCGATAACGGCAAGCCCAAGATCCTCTACGAGCGGCACATCATGTACCGCCAGCTCACCCAACCGCGCCACCCAGATGACGACGTAGTTGCACTCAAGGCCCATGCCGACGAGCTCGCGGCCACCCAACCCCACCTGGTCAACCCGCGGGCCGGCGGGTACGTCGGTGGCACCGCCGAGCATCAGCGTTTGGCCAATGCCAAATTGATCGACGAGACCTGTGCCCTGGAGTCAGCCAGTTGGGGCGGCTTCCAGATCATGGGCTTTCATGCTGTGCGCCTGGGTTATGCCAGCGTGCAGGAATTCGCCACTCGCATGGCCACGGATGAAAACGAGCAGTTCGAGGCGTTCGTGCGCTTTCTCGAGGCCGAGCCCGCGCTGTTGAAAGCGCTTCGCGCCAAGAAGTGGGCAACGTTCGCCAAGGGTTACAACGGCCCTGATTACCAACGCAATCTGTACGACACCAAGCTGCAGCGCGCCTATGAACGACACGCTGTCGGCTGCCCAATCCCGGAGGCCGCATGATCGATATCGACGCAATACAACGCCTGAACGTCCAGGACGGCGATCTGCTGGTGGTGCCTCCGGACAGCGATCAGCACGACATGGAGCTGCTGATCAATGCGCTTTACGTCCAAATGCCAAGCCGCAAAGTCATCATCATTCGTGGCCCGGTGCAGCAAATGGATGTGGGTGATATGAACAAACTGGGCTGGTACCGCGCGTGAGTATTTTGCGCCAGTTCCTCTACGGCGTTGCCCTGCTCGGTGCATTGGCCTTGCTGATATGGACCCAAGAGCTGCGCATCACGGTTGCCGACAAGAACACGGAACTGGCAACAAAAGTCGCCAAGACTGCCCGCGAAGACGCCGACCGCAACCTCGCCACCGCCAACACCCTGCAGGCCACCCTGCAGCAGGAACGCAGCGCGCAAACCACGCTGCGCACCCAGCAGGATCAGCTGCGCCAAGGCCTGGCAAAACGCGAACTCACCATTGAGGCTTTGAAACGTGAAAACGCCGAACTACGTGAATGGGCTGACCAGCCTTTGCCTGATGCTGCTCGCCGGCTGCGCGAGCGCCCCGCCCTCACCGGCGCCGACGCTTATCGTCAGTGGCTGTCCGGCCGTGGTGCCGTGCAGCCTGCCGGCGACCAGCCCAACCCATAACGGCGGACTACTCACCGATCAGGATCGGGCTGAGGCGGCATGGGCTGATTGTGCTGCCCAGGTCGACATGATCTATCGCCATCAACTCAAACAGGCCGAAAAACAATGAATAAACCGGAATCCTTGCGCAAACACCTGCTCGACTCTATACCCGAACTCAGGCACAACCCCGACCGCCTGCTGGTGTTCATCGACAACGGCACGATGCGCAGCACCGCTGCCCCGGGTCTGTCGTTCGAATATGCCTACACCCTCAACCTGATCCTGACCGACTTCGCCGGCCACCCTGATGCAGTCGCCATCCCGCTGTTTGCATGGGTGCTGGTCAATCAGCGCGAACTGATGGAGAACCTCGAGCGCAGCAAGGACGCGATCGCGTTCGAGGCGGATGTCCTGGACAACAGCAAAGTCGACCTGTCGATCAAACTGCCCCTCACCGAACGGGTTATCGTCAAGCGGCAGGATGACGGTAAGTTGGTGGTCAGCCACCCGGCCGAGCCCATTGTCGACGATGAACAATTCACCGTTGCCGGCATCACGGTGACGACTTCTGAGGGCGAATTTCTTGCCCAATGGGGCCAGCCGTGACCCAGGACCTGCAGGCGCTCGAGGACTGGGCCACCGTTCTGTTGAACCGGCTCGACTCAAATGAGCGGCGCAAGTTTATGGGCTCCTTGGCCCAGGAGCTGCGCCGGACCCAGCGACAGCGCATCACCGCCCAGCGCAATCCGGACGGCACCGCGTTTGCCCCACGAAAGCCCAAACAGACGCTGCGGGGCAAGCAGGGACGGATCAAGTCGAAAATGTTCACAAAGCTGCGCACCGCCCGTTACCTCAAGGTGCAGAGCTCGGGCGTCGGGTTCTCGGTGGAGTTCCTGGGTAGGGTGGCCCGCATGGCCCGCGTCCACCAGTACGGCCTGAAAGACCGTCCGGAACGCGGACAAGCCAATGTCCGATATGAAGCGCGTCAGCTGCTCGGATTCACCGAACAGGAGCTCGAAACCATCCGCAACGCGGTAATCGATCATCTCGCGGGTTGACCGGTTCCTGTAACACGCCCCGCTACACGAACCGACCAATGCGGCTCGCACGCGCGAGCGTCACCATCGGCGACATGGAAAACCCAACCGATCTCATCCGACGCCTCGAAAACCTGCTCCGTGCCGGCACCATCGCCGACATCGATCCGGAAGCCCCGCGCTGCCGGGTGAAAACTGGCGGGCTGGAAACCGGCTGGCTACCATTCTTTGCCCCGAGGGCCGGCACCGACAGCGAGTGGGATCCGCCTAGCGCAGGCGAGCAGTGCCTGGTGCTTTCACCATCGGGCAACCCCGCAACCGGCTTTGTTCTCTATGGCATTTTCAGCGATCAATTCCCCGCACCGGACAACAGCCTCTCCCGTCGGCGTCGGAAGTACCGCGATGGCGCCATCGTTGAGTACGACACCGAAAACCACACGCTGACCGCCACGCTGCCAGCTGGTGGCACCGCCAATCTGACTGCCCCGGGCGGAGTCAACATCACCGGAGATGTCCGCATCACCGGAAATGTGGCCGTCGAGGGTCTACTCAGCGCAACTGAAGACGTCACCGCCGGTGCGCAGAACATCAGTCTGGTAAACCACCGCACCAAAGGCGTCATGCCGGGATCAGGTATCTCCCTGGAGCCGACACCATGATCGGAATGAACCGGGCCACCGGCCGCGTCATCGCCGGCAACGACCAGTTGAGCCAGTCGATTGCCGACATCCTCACCACCCCGATCGGCACGCGTGTCATGCGCCGCGAGTACGGCAGCCTGCTCGTCGACCTCATCGATTGGCCCACCAATAACGCCACACGTCTGCAGGCCTATGCCGCGACCGCGATGGCCCTGATGCGCTGGGAACCGCGGATTCATTTGAGCCGCGTGCAACTGAACCTGGGTGAACAAGCCGGACAGGCGATTCTCGACATCGAGGGCACTCGGGTAGACACCAACGAACCGCTCAACTTGCGCGTACCGCTGGCGATGGGAGCCACCGCATGAAGACTTTCACGCCAATTAACCTGGCGCAGTTGCCAGACCCCGACGTGGTTGAACAGATCGACTACGAGCAGATCCTTGCCGAGCGTAAGGCCTACACCGTGAGCTTGTGGCCCGCCGAGCAGCAGGCTGAAGTTGCCGCTACGCTCGCGCTCGAGTCAGAGCCATTGACCAAACTCGTTCAGGAGAACGCCTACCGCGAAACCGTCTGGCGTCAACGGGTCAATGAGGCGTGCCTGGCCAACTTGCTGGCCAAGGCGAAAGGTAATGACCTGGTGCAACTGGCCGCCAACGTCAATGTCCACCGGCTTGTTGTCATTCCGGCTAATCCCACAGCAGTCCCGCCTGTCACGGCGGTAATGGAGTCGGACGAAAGCCTGCGCGAACGTGCACAAATGGCGTGGGAAGGACTTTCCACCGCCGGCCCGCGTAACAGCTACATCCTGCACGCACGTAGCGCCGATGGTCGCGTGGCCGATGCCTCAGCCGAAAGCCCGTCCCCTGCCGTGGCAGTCGTCACCGTGCAGGCGCTGTTGGGCGACGGCACTGCCCCACAGGACTTGCTCGATATCGTCTTTGAATATCTGAGTGATGAGGATCGGCGTCCGGTGGCTGATCGCCTCACCGTACAATCGGCTGAAATTCTGCCCTATACGGTCGACGCGGTGCTGTATCTGGCCACCACAGGTCCCGAGGCTGAGCCGATTCGCGCAGCTTCCGAATCCAAACTCGCCGCGTTCGTCTCACAACGCAGGCGCTTGGGTGTGGAAGTCTCAGAGTCCGCTATTCATGCCGCCTTGCACGTCGAAGGCGTTCGCAAGGTGGTGCTGAATGGCTGGACGGACTTGGCACCCACGACCGCCCAGGCGGCGTACTGCACCGGCGTGACCGTGACTGTGGGAGGGCAATTATGAGCACTCTGTTACCACCCAACGCCAGCCAGCTCGAGCAGCTCGCCGCCCAAGCGTTGGCCCGCATCGAGCGCGTGCCCGTTCCGATCCGCGACCTGGTCAATCCCGACCGCTGCCCTGTCGACCTGCTGCCCTACCTCGCCTGGGCATTTTCCGTCGACCGTTGGGATTCAAATTGGTCGGAAGCCATCAAGCGCCAGGTCATCAAGACCTCGTACTACGTTCATTCGCGCAAAGGCACGATTGGCGCTTTGCGGCGTGTCGTCGAACCGTTGGGCTATCTGATTGAAGTACTCGAATGGTGGCAGACCGTTCCGGAAGGCGTCCCGGGAACCTTCGCCATCAAGATCGGCGTGCTGGATACCGGTATCACCGAAGAGATGTACCAGGAACTCACCTGGTTGATCGATGACGCTCGGCCGTTGACCAGGCACCTGACGGGGCTGGCGATCAGCCTCGAAACCCAAGGCCAATTGAACATAGCGGCCTGCCTTTACGAAGGCGACGAAATCGACGTGTACCCGCCAGTAATGCGCGATATCGAGGTCACCGGACACTTCGGCGTGATCGGCCGCGAACACTCCATAGACACCCTGGACGTTTACCATGACTGATGCGAACTCTCAGTTTTTCGCCATTCTCACCAATGTGGGATTGGCCAAACAGGCGAACGCCGACGCGCTCGGCATTCCCTGGAAGATCACCGACATGGGCGTAGGTGATGCCAATCTGACCGACCCCATCCCCAGTCCCGCGCAAACCGCTTTGATCAACGAGTGGCGGCGACGACCGCTGAACCAACTCAAGGTCGACCCGGCCAACCCGGCAATCATCATCGCTGAGCAGATTATCCCGGCCGATGAGGGCGGGCGCTGGATTCGTGAAATTGGTCTGTATGACGAGGCCGGCGATCTGGTGGCGGTGGCCAATTGTGCGCCGAGCTATAAACCGCTGTTGTCGCAAGGCTCGGGCCGCACGCAAGTGGTGCGGATGAATTTCATCGTCAACAACGCCGGCAACATCACGCTGAAGATTGACCCGGCGGTGGTGCTGGCTTCTCGCGCCTACGTGGACGCGGCCATTCTGGAAGTTCTGCCGGCGAACAAAACGGCCGGCGAGTTTACCCGGGTGAAGGTCAACAATCGCGGCGTAGTGGTGTCGGGGGATAATCCAAGCACACTGGCCGGGATGGGGATCACCGACACCTACACCAAGCCGCAAATCGAGTCGATGATTGCCCAGGCCTCGGCGTTGCCGGTCGGCACGATGGTGGCGTTTCCAGTCGACAAGCTCGCGCCGGGGTTTCTGGAAGTTGACGGCAGCGTCAAGAGTATTGCTGCCTATCCGGATCTGGCGACGTTACTGGGCATGGCGTTCAACAAGGGCGATGAGGGGGCGGGCAACTTCCGTCTGCCGGAATCGCGCGGCGAGTTCCTGCGTGGCTGGGACCATGGACGCGGGGTAGATGCTGGGCGAGCCGTAGGTAGCTGGCAGAAAGGTACGATGGTTATCGCTGACACGACGGGTAATGCCGACGGTAGCGTTGTTGCAGGCCTTGGGACTGCCGCAGTAACGCCACTCGCCGGTTTTGGGATCGATGCAGTAACGTTGGCCGATTACCCCAATCAATTTGCCGTAGTTAACACCACGAGCACGCCGGCAACTTCAAGCACCTTCACCGGCTCTACTCGCCCGCGCAACCTGGCGGTGATGTGGTGCATCAAGGCCTGGAACGCACCGATCAATCAGGGAAACATTGATATTGCCGCGCTGGCGGCTTTGGCGGCGCAAGCCACGGAAATCAATCAGGGTACGGCCAAGGTCGCTACAGATGCGCAGATGCTGGATAGCGCGAATGACGCTGTTATCGCCACGCCGAAAAAGCTGCGTAAGGGCTTCGCAATCAGCCTCGCTGCGAACGGCTACATCGCCTTTCCTAGTTGGCTGGGTGGCTTGATTGTTCAATGGGGCTCTGGATTGTTCGCAAGTGACACGCCAGTTCCGTTTACGCTCGCCTTCCCGTCCGCGTGCTTGGCTGTTGTGGTGGGTGCTGGGAACTACGACAGCCCGAAGGCGGCGTATCAAAAAGTGACCGCCATTGGGGCATATTTTCAAACCAAAACTGGATTCACCGCCAGTAGTTCAACCGGTATTGCCGCCAGTGGTGCTTGGCTGGCCATTGGAAACTAAGGGGGTCTGATGCGCTTTTACAGTAAAGAAACGGGCTGCACCTATTTGCGTAGTGTTCATGGCGACCAGATGCCGGCCGACGTGGTGCCAATTTCTGAAGAGATTTTCTTATCGGTAATTGCCAACCCTGCGCGCGGTAAAGTGCGAGGTCATAACGCCGAGGGGCAGCCTGTGCTGGTCGATGCATTGCCCACCGAAAGTGAGGCGCTTGCTGACCTTGAGCGGCAATGGCGCGACGGTGAGTTGGTGGCAGTGATGTGGTTGCGCGATCGTCACCGCGATCAGTTGGAAATCGGGGCGCCTCCCACCCTTTCCGTCGATCAGTTCATGGAGCTGCTTGTGTACATGCAGGTTTTGCGTGATTGGCCTCAATCGCCCGACTTCCCCGACAGCCAGCACCGGCCAATCGCGCCGACATGGATCGCCGACCAAGCACAATAAACGCCACGCCCCTGATGGGGCGTTTTCTTTTTCGTTACGTGTTCGCCCCCCTTGTTGTGGCGAGCGTCCTTACAAGCACAAATCCTCGTCGCCGCATCACGCGCGCGTCACCCTGCGCTACATCGCCACCAACGCGCAGGAATCCCCCCATGGCAACTGACTACCATCACGGCGTCCGAGTCGTCGAAATCAACGAGGGCACCCGCCCCATCCGCACTATTGCTACGGCAGTAGTCGGCATGGTCTGCACTGCCAGCGACGCCGACCCGGTCGCATTCCCACTGAACAAGCCCGTTCTGCTTACCGACGTGCTGACCGCCAGCGGCAAGGCCGGCGAGCTCGGCACTCTGGCTAAAAGTCTGGACGCCATCGCCGACCAGGCCAGCCCAGTCACCGTTGTGGTACGGGTGGAAGAAGGCGCTACCGAAGCAGAAACCACCTCCAACATCGTCGGCAGTGTGAGCGCTAATGGTCAGTACAAAGGCCTCAAGGCGCTGCTCGCGGCCGAAGTCCAACTCGGTGTGCGCCCGCGCATCCTCGGGGTTCCTGGTCTCGACTCACTGGCCGTCACCACCGAGTTGGTTGGCATCGCGCAGAAGCTGCGAGGTTTTGCCTATGCCAGTGCCTGGGACTGCGAGACCGTCTCCGAGGCGATCGCGTACCGCGAGAACTTCGGTGCACGGGAGCTGATGACTATCTGGCCGGACTTCATCAACTGGGACACCACGACGAATGCGGACGCCCCCGCCTCTGCCATCGCTCGCGCCCTCGGCCTGCGCGCCAAACTCGACGAGCAGGTCGGCTGGCACAAAACCCTGTCCAACGTGCCAGTCAACGGTGTGTCGGGACTGAGCAAGGACATTTACTGGGATCTGCAGAACCCCGCTACCGACGCTGGCCTGCTCAACGCGGCGGACGTGACCACCCTGATTCGCCGCGAAGGCTTCCGCTTCTGGGGCTCGCGCACCTGCAGTGACGATCCACTGTTTGCCTTCGAGAACTACACCCGAACCGCCCAGGTACTCGCCGACACTCTGGCCGAGGGTCAGTTCTGGGCGGTGGACAAACCCATGCACGCAAGCCTGGTGCGCGACATCGTTGAAGGCATCAATGCGAAGTTCCGCGAGCTGGTGCGCCTGGGATATTTGATTGGCGGCGAGTGCTGGTACGACGAGGCAGCCAATGACAAGGACACCCTGAAGGCCGGCAAGCTGTATCTGGATTACGACTACACGCCGGTTCCGCCGTTGGAGAACCTGAACCTGCGCCAGCGCATCACCGATCGCTACCTGATCGACTTCGCCAGCCGCGTCAACGCCTGATCATCCATTCACCCGCGCGGCCTCGGCCGCGCCGTAGGAGAGCGCCCCAATGGCCCTGCCCAAAAAGCTCAAGAACATGAATCTTTTCAACGACGGCGTCAGTTATGTCGGTCAGTCGAAGAGCGTCACCCTGCCCAAGCTCGGGCGCAAATTCGAACAGTTCCGCGGTGGTGGTATGGACGGTCCGGTCAAGGTAGATCTGGGTCACAGTGACGACGGTATCCAGCTGGAATGGACGCTCGGCGGCTGGGACCTGACGGCACTACGTCAGTACGGTGCGGTCTCGGCAAATGGCGTGATGTTGCGTTGGGCCGGATCCGTCCAGCGGGATGACACCGGTGAAGTCACGGCCGTGGAAGTCGTGGTCCGTGGTCGTCACGAAGAGATCGATATGGGCGATGCCGAAGGCGGTGAGGATACCGAGCACAAGTTCACCACCACCTGCAGCTATTACAAGCTGACGATCGCCGGGAACGTAGAAATCGAGATTGACCTGCTCAACTTCATTTTCAACGTCAACGGCGAAGACATGTTGGCTGAACACCGCAAAGCCATCGGCCTGTAATTCTCGGCCCGTCCATTCGCCAATCTCCACCTCACTTTCAGGACATCACCATGACTCCACAAGAAAAAAACCCGAACGTCGAAATCGTCACCCTGGACACGCCCATCACGCGCGGTGAGGAGGAAATCACCTCCGTATCCCTGCGCAAGCCCATGTCGGGCGAGCTGCGTGGCGTAAGCCTGGCGGACCTGCTGCAGATGGACGTCATCGCTTTGCGCAAAGTGCTGCCTCGCATCACCAGTCCGGCACTGACCGATCATGAGCTTGGGCGCATGGACCCCGCCGACCTGGTGCAGATGGCCACGGCGGTCACCGGTTTTTTGCTGCCGAAGTCGGCGAAGACGGATGCGTCCCTCGTTGCGTAGATGACGCCATGGCGGACATCGCCGTGATTTTCCACTGGGGGCCAGCGGTCATGGATCCGCTGTCCCTTACTGAACTGATGGAATGGCGCGAACGCGCCCGGGTAAGAAGCGGGGCAAAAGATGACTGACAAGCTGCGGCTCGAAGTACTGCTGTCGGCGGTCGACAAGGTCACCGCCCCCCTCAAGCGGATCAGCAATGGCAGCAATGCCACCTCACGTGCGCTGAAGGAAGCACGCGACCAGTTGAAGGCGCTTAACGCGCAACAATCGGACATTTCCAGCTACACCCGTCAACGCGAAGCTGTACGTCAAACCTCTGAGGAGCTGGCCAAGGCCCAGGACAAAGTGCGCCTGTACCGCGAGCAGCTCAAGACCATGGACGCCCCCTCTGCGGCCTTCCAGAAGACGTTCATCAACGCCACTGCGGCAGTAGAAAAGCTGAAGAACAAGCACGGCGAGCAACGCGCCGAACTGCAGCGCCTGATTCCCTTGGTCAAATCCACCGGTGCGGATACGCGCAACTTGGGCAGCACTGAGCGCCGGTTGAAAACAGACATTGAAGCGGCAAACCAAGCCATCAAGGTCCAGCGTGAACGGCTGGCTGCATTGGGCAAACAGCAAGAGCGCGTTTCCAGGCTGCAACAGAACTACAGCAAAGGGCGTGAACTCGCTGGCAACGCGGCAGTAGCCGGCGCCAGTTCCGCCGCTACCGGTGCCGCCGCTGGTCTACCCATCCTCGGCATGGTGAAGAGCTACTCGAGCTTCGAGGACGCGATGGCCGGCGTGGCGAAACAAGTTGAAGGTGCCCGGGACGACAACGGCAAGCTCACCCAGACCTATTACGACATGGGCGCAGCCATCAAGAAAATGGCCGAGCAGATTCCCATGGCCACGACCGATATCGCCGCCCTGGTAGAGGGTGCTGCGCGCATGGGGGTCCAGGGTAAAGACGACTTGCTCGAATTCGCCCGTGTCGCCGCAACGGCCGCCACCGCTTTCGAACTGCCGGCCGATCAGATCGGCGAAAACCTCGCGCGAATTGCCGACCTGTACAAGCTGCCGATCAAAAACGTCAGCCAACTCGGCGATGCCATCAACTACCTGGACGACAACGCCAAGTCCAAAGGCGCGGACATCATCGACGTGATGCAACGCACTGCAGGTATCACAGCCTCGGTGGGGATGTCGTTCAAGGATGCAGCGGCACTGGGTTCGACTTTCCTCACACTGGGCGCGTCAGCCGAGACCGCCGGTACCGCCACCAACGCCATGATCCGCGAGCTCGCGATTGCAACCAACCAACCCAAGCGCTTCCAGGAAGGGCTGGCAGCCGTCGGACTTGAAGCACGGGCTGTTCAGGATGGGATTGCAAAGGACGCCACAGGCACCATCCAAAAGGTGCTTGATGCAATCAACAAACTTCCCAAGAACGAGCAGTTGAGCGTCACCACCCAACTGTTTGGCAAGGACTACGGCGACGATGCCGCGAAGCTGGCCAACAACATTGGCGAATACCGTCGCCAGCTCGACCTGGTCAACAGCACCAAGGGCGCCGGCTCGATGCAGCGCGAGGGAGACATCAAAGGCGAACAATTGTCCGCACGCTGGCAGATGTCGCAAAACCGGATGTTCAACCTCAGCAGCGCAATGGGTGAGACGCTCAGGCCGACGCTCGTTGCCCTAATCGAAAGCTTCAATAATGTGCTCGAAAAGGTGAATGCCTGGGCTCAGGCGAACCCCAACCTGGTCAAGGGCATTTTAACCGTTGCTGCCGGCATTGCCGCTGTCGCCGCCGGCTTCGGTGCTGCTGCGCTGGCTGTCGCGGGGGCGCTAGGACCGTTCCTGGCCGTTCGCTACGGTCTGTCACTGATCGGCATCAAGCTACCGTCCCTACTCGGTTTGTTGGTCAACATGGGCACAAAGGTATTGCCGATCGTAGGCCAGGCCCTACTGTGGATTGGCCGGCTGTTCATGGCGAACCCCATCGTCGCGGCTGTGGCAGCCATCGCAACCGCCGCGTATCTGATCTATGCCAACTGGGACAAGGTGAAAGCCTACCTGGGCACGCTGTGGGTTGAGCTCAAGCAGGGCTTCAGTGGCGGCATCGCCGGCATTCTCGAAATCCTGGTCAACTTCAGCCCGCTTGGACTTTTCTACCGCGCCTTCGCCGGTGTGATGAGCTACTTCGGCGTTGAGCTGCCGGGGAAATTCACCGAGTTCGGCGGCATGATCATGGCCGGGTTGGTGAACGGCATCACCGCTGCGGCCGGCAGCGTAAAAGACGCCGTTGTCGGAGCAGGCGAAAGCACCATTGGCTGGTTCAAGGAAAAGCTCGGCATCCACAGCCCCTCCCGCGTGTTCGCTGAACTGGGGGGCTTCACCATGGCGGGTCTGGCTCAGGGTCTGTCCGATGGTGAAGGCGGACCACTGGCCGCTGTCGCCGGTGCCGGTAAACGGCTGGCCCAAGCCGGTGCTCTGGCCATTGGCATGGGCAGTGCCGGCGGCGCCATCGCGGTCGACAATCGAGCACCGATTGCCACCGCTTCAGCGCCCGTCGCCCAGGCTGCGGGCGATCAGATCGTCATCAACATCCATCCCGCGGCTGGGATGGATCCGGCTGCCATTGCACGCGTTGTCGCGGCCGAACTGGACAAGCGTCAGAGTGCCAAGCAGGCGCGCGGTCGCAGTTCCCTTTTGGACCAGGAGTAACCCCACCATGATGATGGCCCTCGGCATGTTCGTCTTCACATTGGAAACGCTGGTCTACCAGGAGCTGCAACGGCAGACAGATTGGCGCCACGGCACAACCTCACGTATCGGTACCAACCCTGCTCGACAGTATCTGGGGCGTGGCGAGGATGCGATTACATTGCCTGGTGTCCTGCTTCCCGCGTTGCTGGGAACACCACTGAGCCTGGATACCCTGCGGGTAATGGCTGATACCGGGAAGTCGTGGCCGCTCATTGAGGGTACCGGGCGGATCCTCGGGACCTGGGTTATCGAAAGCATCAACGAAACCAGGACGCTGTTTTTTCGAGACGGCGCCGCTCGCCGGATCGAGTTCACCATTGCACTCAAGCGCATCGATGACGGCCGTGCGGACATCCTTGGCGCGGGAGCGAGCACCGCAGGAAACATCCTGAGGAGAGTGCTGTGATCGATCATGCCATCAGCCAGGCCAACGCTTACCTGGGCAAGGCAAAAGATGCGTACCGCGACGCTACGGCCTACCCCCGACCGATATGTCGCGTCTTGGTCGACGGCAACGACATTACGGCAGCGATCGAGGCGCGCTTGATCAACATCGAACTCACCGATAATCGCGGGATGGAAGCGGACCAGCTCGACATTACCCTCTCTGATCATGACGGCCGGCTGACCATTCCGCCCAAGGGCGCCGTCCTGCAGGTTTGGCTGGGTTGGAGCGATACCGGCCTGATCGACAAAGGCACCTATACCGTCGACGAGACCGAGCACAGCGGTGCGCCTGATCAACTCAGCATCCGCGCCCGGAGCGTGGATCTGCGTGCGGGCCTGAAGGTCAAGCGGGAGCGCAGCTGGCATGGCCAAACATTGAAGGCCGTCATTGAGGCCATTGCCGGGGCGTACGGTCTCGGTGCCGTGGTGAGCGTCGCGTTCAGCGCGCTTAACCTTGCGCACCTGGACCAGGCCAATGAGTCCGATGCCAACCTGCTCAGCCGTCTCGGGATAGAGAACGATGCCATCGCTACCGTGAAGGCGGGCCGTCTACTGTTCATGCCTATTGGGAAATCCACCACCGCCAGCGGGCTGAATCTTCCCCACATCACCCTCACCCGCCAGGATGGCGATCAGCACCGCTTTCTTCAGGCCGATCGCGACAGCTACACGGGCGTGCGTGCTTTCTACTACGAGGTGAACAGCGCCGAGAAAAAGGAAGCTATTGCCGGCGGCGGGGAAAACCTGAAAGACCTGCGCCATACCTACACTGACCAGAAAAGTGCACTGGTGGCCGCTCGCTCGGAAATGAGCAGGCTGCAACGTAGTACCGCGACACTCAGCTATACCCTGGCGAGGGGCCGACCCGATCTGACGCCCGAGCTGACCTACTCCCTGGTGGGCATCAAGCGAGAAATCTCCGACGTGGTGTGGTTGGGCGGAAACGTCAAACACAGCTTCTCGCCGGATTCGTTCACCACCAGTCTCGAACTGGAGTCCAAGCTACCGGACGACGACGGCGTGAATGAACTGGCTGACAATTCGGACAATTACACAGGAATCGTGGCGTGGTACCGCGACGATAAGACGGGAGAGCAAAAGCAGCTCACCGAGGGAGATCAAAGCAACCCGAGGCGACTGACACATCTGTACGAAAACAAGGCGTCTGCGAAAAGAGCAGCAGATCGGGAGTACAAAAGGCTTCAGGGTTAAAAACTCTACCTTGGGACACACCCAACACAGGTCAACAAACGATTACCTTCTGCCCGCCTGACTCTCCATCTTCCACCTGAACAGTGACCATGGCCTGAAGAACCTGAAGTACACGCTTTTGGTCATCCAAAGACAACCGCCGGTACCGAACCAGCAGATCAAGCTCCAACTTTGTAAGGGCCTCAACTGCCGCAAATTCGGTTGTCTTCGGGTAGCAGTGAATGCGGATAGGTTCCATCGCTTGTCATATTCCATTACTGTATGTGCATACAGTACATTTCTGAAACCATTTCGCCAATGGGGCTGACAGTCGGAAACAAAAAAGCCCAGCCAGGGCTGAGCTTTTTTGCGTCATCTGTCGATCAGTGACACCAGCATATGGTTTCAACTACGTGCAGCGATGCATCAGCTTTTGGCCACAGCAGCCATCGCATGGGCCATTCGACGGAGTGTCTCTTTGTCGTAGTCCGTGAGCTCCTTGAGGTACGACAGCACCTCGAGTTCGTAGGGCGAAAGCTGATCTGGTGATACTGGAAAGTGCTCCCCCGCCAGCACGTAGTAAACGTCTACTCCCAAAGGTTTAACCGCAGCTAGGTACCTTGCGTCAGGGCTTCTTTCATCCTTTTCGTAATTGATCTGAGTTGTTTTTCCTACACCGCCAGCAGCACCCAAATCAGTCTGGCTGAGCCCCAAGCGCGACCTTTCTTCCTTCAGCCGCTCGCCAATGGTCATATTTTTGAACCTCTAACATTGACAGGTTCATTTATATGAACCAATATCATCACAACATCACGCGAAATCACACGAATCTGAACTATGCACGCCACCTATGCACCCGAGCAAGCCTGCCAGGACGCAAGAAAGCGCCTGGAATTACAGGGCATGTCCGTTAAGGATTTTGCTATTCAAAACGGTCTCCACCCTTCAACCGTCTATGCGGTTTTAAACGGGCAGAAAAAATGCCTTCGAGGTGAGGCGCATCGCGCAGCCGTGCTCCTCGGGATCAAAGACGGTGTGATTACAAACTAGGGCCTCTGGCTCACGGAGGAAACCAGAAGATGAAACGCCCAGTGCTAGAAACCAGACGCCAAGTAGTAAGTGCCGTCGTCTGTGCTTACCCAGGTGGCCGTGAATGCGCAGCAGCGCGCCTCGGTTATGAACTCAAGAAATTCGACAACCACGTCTATGAGAACGCGGGCAGCCGGCCATTGAGCGATGACCAAATTCATATGCTCGAGCGAGACGCTGGCACCAGCTTTTTCCCTGAATACGTGGCTTCCCTGTACAGCGGCATGTTCGTGCCAATCGCTGCCCCTGAAACCCTGGACAACATCGAGTTGTATAGCCGCTCGGTCAGCACAGCTGCCAAGCGAGGGGTGGTCGACCAGATCATTGATAAAGCTTTGGCCGATGGCGTCATCGAGAAAGGTGAGGCTGCTGCAATCCTTGCTGCCCACAGCAAGTATCTGAGCGCCCGCCATTCCGAGGTGCTGGCCACCATTTCACTGCACAGCAAGGAGGGCGACCAGTGAGCACTTACAAGCTTGTTTGCCCCCACTGCATGGGCCGCATGCGTATCCGCACCAGTGAAGGCACCCATATTTTCCTACGTGTGGCTTACCTGCAATGCGTCAACGAAGCCTGCGGTTGGTCCGTTCGTGCTCAGTTCGAAATGACTCATGAAATGAGTCCGAGCGGCATGGCCAACCCCACTGTTCGTCTTCCCATTGCGGATGTAGCCCTGCGTCGCGCTGCGATGAAGTCAGCCAATGATCAACCCGACTTGCTGGATCAACTGGAAATGGAGGCCACACTCGCATGAACGCCATCACCTTAACGATCAACCCCACCAATGATTATCGCGCCGCCATGCAACAGGCTGCCGTTGCATATCTGTACCGCCAGCATGGACAGCACCTGTCCGGTGACCACCAGCTACTTGAAAACTGCAAACGCTACCTCGCTCAGTCGCTCGAAGTGCCTGAGCACCTGGTGCAGCGGATCGCGGAGCTTGCCGTTACCGAATTCGAAGGCATGACATCGAAACGCGTAGCGCGGCTGGGCATCTATCCGGGCAGCAGCGCTTATCGTTACCTGGTCTGGCTGCTCGATACCCAAACCCAAAAGCGCTACCCCGTCCCGGCCCGCTTCTTACCAGCGCGCTTGCTGACCTCCCGCAACACCTCGAACTAAATCTGAACCGCCCCTGATACATGCCCGCCTTGCGTGGGTAAGGGGAAACTGCACTTTATTGGTGGCCGAAATGAGCAATATCACCATCCAACTGGAGTTGAACCAACAGCAGGCAGAGCAATACCTGCAGTGGCTCAACAGCCAGTACGACACCACCATGGCCGACGTTTGGTACTCCGATCGTTACCGGAATGTACCGCGTGGCCAGCGGGCACCGAAGGTGCTCCAGGACATCCCACACCTGGCCGGTATTTGCCGGACCCGCAAGGAGCTGGAAAAACAGCTAGGTGCAAACACTGCGGAGCGTGCGCAGTGAAGACCATGGACCACCAACTGCGTGCCGACGTGCTGCAGCGGCTTGAGGCTGACTTTGGTCTGCAACACATGGCCGGCACCCAATACATGCGCAAGGGAACGTGCCCTCAGTGCAACCAGCGCCGGCTGTTCTCGCGGTATGACGAGCCATGGTTCATCCGCTGCGGCCGCGAGCAGAAATGCCGCTACATGGAACCGGTCAAGGAGCTGTACAGCGATCTGTTCGACGACTGGAGCAAGCGCGCCCCGGCCACAGACGATCAACCGGCGGCAAGTGCCAAGGCTTACCTCACCTTCGCCCGCGGCTTCGACGTTGGGATGATTGAAGGCTGGTACACCCAGGAGCATTACTACGACCGTGATTTGAACATCGGCTCGGCCACGGTTCGCTTTCCCCTCGACAAGGGCGGCTACTGGGAGCGGCTTATCGACAAGCCGAACCGCTTCGGCAAGAAGAAAGCGCGCTTCAAGCCTGGCGAAAGCTACAAAGGCTACTGGTGGGTGCCACCCTGCGTCGACCTGTTGCAGGTAGATGAACTGTGGATCGTCGAGGGCATCTTCGATGCCATTGCCCTGGTGCAGAACGGGATCCCCGCCGTCGCCGCGCTTTCTTCCAACGCTTATCCGGAAGAGTCACTGAAGGCTCTGATCACCGCACGCGGCGGCAAAACGCCAAAGCTGGTTTGGGCGTTGGACAACGAACCAGGTGCGCACAAATACACCCGCACCTGGGTTCGCCAAGCGCGGGATCTTGGCTTCACCTGTGACGCAGCACAGATCCCCCAACCGGATTCGCGCAAGGTCGACTGGAACGACCTGCATCAGCGCTGGGCTTTTATGGATGACGTCGAAGCCCGTACCCAGCGAATCGACAAGGAGCTGGACGAAGCCAAGCACCATGGCGCCCTGCTGATTGCCGAGAGCGCCGTGGAGAAAGCCTTGCTCATGTACCAGTGGCGGGAGCGCGAAGAGTTTCACTTCGGTTTCGACTCGCGCCTGTACTGGTGGAAGTTGGACATCTCGAAGTTCAACAGCGCCATGCAGGCATTGGACGCCAGCGATAACCATGAAGACCAACAACTGAACGACAAAGCACGTCGCGCCAAGGCGCTGCGCATGTCCGGCTGCGTGGTCGAGATCGCCAACTGCTACCCCAAGGCCCTGTATTTCCAGCGCAACGAGATCACCGACGAGTCTTGGTATTTCTTTCGCGTCGACTTTCCCCACGACGGCGGCTCGGTGAAAAACACCTTCACCGGTGGCCAGGTTGCCGCCGCCAGCGAATTCAAAAAAAGACTTCTCGGCATGGGTGCCGGAGCCGTGTTCACCGGTAGTGGGCAACAGTTGGACAAAATCATGAAAGACCAGCTTTTCGGGATCAAAACCGTTCAAACCATCGACTACGTTGGCTATAGCCGGGAATACGGCTGCTACGTGTTCAATGACATCGCCATTCGCGACGGCCAGCTCATCACCATCAATGAAGAAGAGTTCTTCGAGATGGGCAAGCTGAAGCTCAAGAGCCTGCAAAAAGGCGTGAAGATCGCGCTGCAGAAGGACTCCAAAGAGTACGACACTCGCTGGCTGGACTTGCTATGGCAATGCTTCGGCGCCCAGGGCACCGTGGCGCTGACCTTCTGGTTCGGTTCACTGTTCGCCGAGCAGATTCGCGCCCGGTATCAATCGTTCCCCTTCCTCGAAGCCACAGGCGAAGCCGGTGCCGGCAAAACCACCCTGCTCACCTTGCTGTGGAAACTGCTGGGCCGCGAAGGGTACGAGGGCTTCGACCCGTCCAAATCCACCAAGGCCGGCCGCAGCCGCTTGATGGGTCAGATCTCCGCTATGCCTGTCGTGTTACTGGAATCGGACCGTAGCGGCGACGATAAAGCCCACGCCAAAACATTCGAATGGGACGAGCTGAAGGACTATTACGGCGGCGGCACACTGGCAACCAAAGGTGTAAAGACTGCCGGCAACGAGACCTATGAGCCGCCGTTCCGCGCCACGATCGCCATCAGCCAGAACGCGCCAGTCGTAGCGTCCGAGGCGATCATGACCAGGATCGTGAAGTTGCACTTTGTACGGCCAACGGTCACGGCTGAAAGTCGAGCGGCGGCAGACCTGCTCAACTCCCTGGAAGGCGCCAAGCTCAGCAACTTCCTGCTGCAGGCGGTGCGCAAAGAGTCGGAGGTGATGGAGCTGTTCGCCAATCGGGTGCCCGGCTATGAAGCCAAACTTCGCACCCTTCACAGCCATTGCTTTGCCTGCGAAACGCCGTTCAAAGATGAGCACAACCAATGTGCCCATTGCGGTAACAAGCTGCGCGGTTACATCCGTGTGGAGCGTATTAACAAGAACCACGCCCAGTTGCTCGCCCTGCTCGACTGCCTGCGCCTGGTATTGCCTCTCAGCGAACCGCAGATCAGCCACACCCGTACCCAAATCATCCGCATGGCCATCGAGCGCCAAGCCTCGATCAGCTCGGATCACCCGGTAGTGGCTGAGTTCTGGGAAGTCTACGAGTACCTCGAAGGTCTGGACGCTGACGGCCCAGTGGTCAATCACAGCAAGAAAGACCACACCATCGCCATCAACCTCAACGACTTCGTCAAATGCGCGGCCGAGCACCGCCAGAAGGTTGCAGACATCAGCGAACTGCGCGATCGCCTGAAAGATTCCCGCTCCCGGAAGCTGATCGACACGAACAAGGCAACCGACAGCGCGGTACGTGCCCACCAGGCAAAGCACTCCAACGCCACCATCACCAAGCAACCCATTGTGAAGTGCTGGGTTTTTCAGGCCTGACCACCGCTTACCAACAGGACATAGGAATGCAAATTCAAGTACTCGCCGGAGGTCCATCTGACACGTCGCCATGCTTGCAGGACCGCGTTACCGAGTTGTTGAAACACATGGGCAGCGACCATCGGAACACCGTGCAGGCAGATGCATACGGCGCCGATGGCCTCGTTGACATTTTGGAGGTTAGAGCAGCCAAGGGTCAGTGCGAAGTCTTGGTACTGAACTGTTCGCGACTGCAGATCCAGGCGGTACTGGATTGGCAATCGAGCACTGAAGACAGCAACGAATTTGAAGGCTTGGAGCTGCACCTGGTGCGAAAGCCAGACAGCGACATGTAACGCCGGCTGCAACCGGCAACTACTGAAAGGAGAGAACCATGCAACGCACCAATGAAAGCGCCCAACACGGTAGCAGGGAATTGTTGAGCAACCTTGTCAGCACGATCGCGACCGCCGCGCTGATCGTCGTCATGGCCATGCAAGTACCTGACCTACTGATCTGGCTTGCTCGATAAAAAGGAATGGTGCCGAGGAGCTGCAACCCCTCGGCACCGACCACCACTGAAAGGAGAGAACCATGCAAGCCCCAACCCTCAACGATGGCACCACCGAGGCTATCACGAACACAGCTACACACGGCCCTAGAACTCGCCCAACGATGGCTAGCCATCGCTTGGACCTACCCAACATTTGCGACATCTGCGGGAAAGCCCGTTCTACACGTAAACACCAGACATGCAGCCGTATTCGCCAACAACACAAATCTGTGGAATGGGCTGCCTTTATAGCAGAGAGAACTGCTGCTCGAGCAGCACGGGAGAAACGATATGCCCGTTGAAACGGTGATCAGTGTTCGACAATCCACCGGCACCTATGTTGCCCGGATAAAAGGTTTCAAGCCCACGGCCAGCAACACAATAAGTGCGTATGAGGCCGCCAAGGCAATTGCACGGAAGTTCTACGCCGAATCCAACGTCGTGTGGATCCTTGAGAACGGCAAAAGCCCCAACACTTTCTCAATCCGATCTAGTAACTGATAGCGGCACTTCTAATAACCCCAGCCCCGGCCGCAGTACTACACTGCCCGGGGTGGTTCCATCTGAAAGAGACCAAACATGAACTCCCGATCGGATAACGTCCTGGTGTTCGCCGACCTGCAGCGCATCACCGGCTATCAACGCCGCTCCGATGTCGAAAGAACGCTTCTAGAGCAGGGCATTCGCATGTTTCGCGGGCGCACCGGACCTTGGACAACACTGGACCTCATCAATCAAGCAGCGGGTCTTACCCACGCATCAGCAGAGCGATACGACGCCGAAATTCTATGAGGAAAGCAAGGAAGCGGAAGCACAATCCCCACATCCCTGCGCATGTCGATCAGGCCGCCCTTCCGGCGGCCATTTACTTCGACCATCGCGGCAGCGGAGTCTGGTACACCCTTCATTACGACGAGACGGGAAAGCAACGTCGCAAGAACGTGGCTCCTGCAGATGTCTCGCTGGCGGAACTTCACCGGATCATGGACGAGGCATCTAATGTCGACCGTGGCACGCTTCGATTCGTCTGCGAGCAGTTCCACCTGAGTGACCGGTACAAAAAACTCGCGCCGAAGACTCACGACGACTACTGCTACTCCCGCGACGTGTTGCTGAACATCCCCACCAAGCTGGGTAAGCCGCTGGGCGATCTGGCAGTGAAGAAATTCACTGCCGCTCTGGTGCAACGCATTGTCGACCGGCTCGCAGACGAGGGTACACCTTCAAAAGCCGCTCACGCGCTTCGATACCTGCGCCGAGTTCTGCAGTGGGGGCGTAATCGTGGATTCCTGGAAGTAAATCCTGCCCTGGGTATTGAGGCACCGATTGAGCGGAAGCAGCGTCGTCTGCCAAGGCACAATGTGATGGACGTTCTGATCGATCGCGCAACTGCACGCGGTCGTCTGGCTCGGAACGAGCCTGGTGGTTGTCCGGAGTACTTGGCCCGCGTAATGGAGCTGGCTTATTTGTGCCGGCTACGCGGCATCGAGGTTGTGACGCTCACAGATGCCAACGAGCTGGAAGAAGGAATCCTGACTAATCGGCGCAAGGGCAGTCGAGACAATATTGTTCGGTGGACGCCCAGGCTGCGTACGGTATGGGAGGCTGCAAAAGCTTTGCGCGCCAGGACTTGGGAACGCCGGAAAACACCAATCCCAATCGCACCGTTCAAGCGCTATATCATCGTGGCCAGTCACGGTGGCCCCCTTCGAAAAACCAGCCTCGACACTGCCTGGCAAAGATTCATCACACTGGCGATAAAGGATGGGAACATTCATCCAGAAGACCGCTTTGCCTTACATGACTTAAAGCGGCGTGGCATTACTGACACAGTTGGCACTAGGGCGGACAAACAGGAAGCTAGCGGCCATCGGGATGCGAAGATGATGGATGTGTACGATCACAGCATCCCAATTGTTTCGCCCTCTGGAGACAGAGCTGCGTCGACACATGTGGAAGAAGGTGGGTTGTAAGAGACCAATTACACCAATGAGCATCAATGGCCGTAGTTTTGCCCTAGGTAAGCCAGTAAACGACCCCGTAAACAATCGCAATCCATAGCGCACTCAATCCAAACAAGAGGCCAATGAAGCCTTTCTCATTCATGGAAACCGCCAGCGAATCAGTGTGTTTTATTGATGGGGCTACCGGGCTGCAGCACGGTAGCCACCGAAATCACCAGATCGTCCAGGGACCAAGGCTTGTGCAGATAGATCGTATTGGGCGGTAAGTCGCTTGGGTCGATGAGATAACCGGATGTGAGAATTGAGCCAACCCAGGGCCGGATACTCTGGATCATCTCAATAAACTCCATCCCTTGGATCTGTCCTGGTAACGCCTGATCCACGATCACAAGGGGACATTGGAAAGGGTTTTGCAAAATGTACGTTAGCGCGTCGTCTGCAGTCTCAAACGCTAGGGACTCGGCACCAATCTCGAACAGGATGTCCATCATCAGTGTTCGAAGGATCGGATCATCCTCAACAACGATCACCTTGCCTTCTATCGGCAATATTCCTTCCCAGTTCACGTTCACACGCCTTGTCCTTCACGGTCAGGTTTGCCTTACAAAAAAGACAGCATAGACCCATATCAGTTCGAGGCTGGGGAAAAGGTAATTCGGATTTGCCTACGGAATGGACTGTGTGCCTTTTGGAACGAGGCTTTAAGTCTTATTTGAAGCTGCGCTCTCCGGGAATGGCGATCGCCCCGCTTCTGAACGATAGAAGTCACTCTGGCGTCATCATCACCGCAAGTGTCATCTTGATGAATTCTTCATTGCGGTCGATCGCATTTAGGGCACCGCGCACATTCTCAGCAACATCCGAAGCTCCGCGCTGCTCGATCCAGTTCGTAAGTTCCATGATGGCAGCCTCAAGAGCAAGTTGATTCTCATTGATTTTGTAAAGTAGGGACGGAAGTAGGTCTGAGTTGGGCATCACAAATTCTCCATAAAGTTCTCAGCGTAGCAGTTTGGAAAAACCTCGGAATTGGCGATGGATGAGTTCTTCCCAACGTAAGAAGCATTTGGAAGGTCCCGAAAACTGCGACGTACACAACATTCGCACGTAACAACGACTCCCCTAACTTATTGTTTTCAATACTAAATTCAACTGACTTGTAATCAGTAGGTCCCGGGTTCGATTCCTGGTGCCGGCACCATACAAAACAAAGCCCTCGTAGCAATACGAGGGCTTTGTTGATTCTGGCTCTCCACTTTTTGTCCACACTGGACCCGTGAAGCCTGCTCGCGATGAGCCCGTCAAACTGACCACGAACGAAGCAACCTCAACCAAACAGCATCCTTTGCCAGTGATCCTCACCCACAATGGCAATCGAAGCTCCCGCCTCTCGCAACTCCACTGCTTTCATGATCTTTGTGCCGTAAGTACTGTGACGCCACTGCTCATTACCCACGCTACCCACTACCAGGTAATGCACCTTCTTACTGACACTGCCTCCAATCAAACCACCTCGTTCTTCAACCAGCGCCTGACAATCCTTGCGTGGCCCAAAGGCCATGACACCGGTAAATACAAACATGCGACCATTCCACACCAAATCAGGCACCGGTGAATTGAAGGGAAGGTCCGAAGGAGCAACGGCAACAGAACCGTCAACCTTCGCTCCCTCAATACCCAATCCAGAAAAACCACGCAGGATGTTCAGCAGCTCCTGGGACTCATCCTTATCTAAAGCATTGTCCTGAAGCATGCACGCCAGACGCGAATACAACAGATTGATCACCGGATCATTCAGATGCGCGAGATTGCTTTCCAACCATTGCTTTAGAAAAACCGCTTCTGTGATGTTCACAACACCGTCTGCCGTAATCCCAGCGGCCAATCCGACCAAAGCATCGGCGGCGCGCCGGTCGATGCGGGCGCAGTGGAAAAATTTACTGCTCTCGAACTCGTTGTGTAGATCCATTACGGGTTTTCCTTGTGGTGGTACTGGCTCGATATCGAAGCATCAGCGGGTGGATGCTGTGTTCAAAGCTAGCAGCAGCCTGCGCAGACGGACGCCCTTATCTAAGAAAAATAGATCTGTCCCCTTTTCTCTCGTTTAGTCACCACCTCGCCAAGGCTAGCCCACCGAGGCAAGATAAGGGCACTTGAAGAGGTAGCCCCAACCCGAACAGCTGCGACCGGCTCAGCGGAGCTTAGAGGTTCGGCGAGGGAGCGAAAGGGCGCTTATGTGCAATGCACCAAGTGATGGCAAATGGCTTGCGCTCTATGAACGCCTGACGTAATCTTGCCCAGCCTCCATTCAGGTATTAAATAGGGTTGTTCAAATGCGACCCGATTCAAAAAAGCTACAAGCAACGGCCCTTAGCGACTTCGGGACGTTATCTTCAAAGGAATAGGGTGAAATATGAATGGAGGCTTTTTTTTAAACTTCGTGGCCCTAAACCCAAATACCTCACCTGATGAACTTGCGGCGCTTCTCGGCACAGATTATGGGAAGATTAAGCATTTTTACTATCGTGGAGAAATGCAGCGCCACTACCTAGCGTTTGATATCCCCAAGAAAAATGGTGCAAAGCGCAGGATTCTAGCACCTACGGACAAACTAAAAACCATCCAAGCTCGTATCGCGAATTTACTTTCAAAGTTATATACGCCACGTGAACCAGTGAAGGCCTTTCTTGAAGGGACTTCAATCGTGGCTAACGCTAGGCCGCACTGTAGAAAGAAATACGTGTTTAACGTTGACCTGGAAAATTTCTTTGGCACGATCACATTTGCCCGTGTACGTGGCATGTTGATAGCTAAGCCCTATTCGTTATCTCCAGAAACTGCAACAGTAATAGCCCACCTCACCACAGTGAATAGCATTCTGCCCCAAGGCGCGCCGAGCTCTCCCATTCTCTCGAATATGTTATGTGCGAGCCTAGATCGAGATCTATATTCGCTGGCAAAGCGTCATCGCTCAGTTTATACGCGCTATGCTGATGATATAACTTTTTCCTTCTACTGCCCTATTGACTTCGTTCCTGCCGAGTTGGTTGACTGGTCTGAATCGAATGGCAGAGCAAACCACTATTTCAGTCAAGTAGGGTACGAGCTAGGGTCGGCTATCGAGCGTCACGGTTTTAAGGTCAACCAGAGTAAGGTCAGGCTTCAGGGGCCGCATGAGCGGCGAATTGTTACCGGCTTGGTAACGAACCAAAAACCAAATGTGCCTCGAACTTATATTAGAAAAACAGCAGCCTTAATTCACTCTATTGAAAAATATGGTGTTGAGGCCGCCAATATTGTTTTTAGAGAAAAGAACCCAAATTCCACCGCGACTGTTGAGTCTCACCTGCAAGGCCGCTTGCTTTACATAAAGCAAGTAGTTAGCGAGGATTCTGAAGTTTATAGGAGGCTCGCTCAACGATATAACATGCTACCAATCAAATCGAAAGTCCCTAATGCCCCACAAGCAACTCGTGAGGACTCTGATAATTTTAGGGTTGGCAAGTTTGTTAGAGACAAGTGCTGGATCACTAATATCGAAGAGTACCGGAATGGCAAGCTGGTCATGATCCAGGGCAGCGCCTTTCTTATGAAGGGCGGCTTACTGGTGACATGTGAGCACGTGCTAAGCGCAATAGTGGACGATTCGAGAGAGGAGTTCAACGAGTGCTTAGTATCAAGAATTGGGGATGATGAGAGCATATATGAGGCCAAGGTAATCATCCGTAACAAAGAGCTTGATATTGCAGTTCTAAAAATTAAGGATGCTCCAGCTGACCTTGAAACTTTTACGCTTGAAGAAGTAAAAGAACCAAACATTGGTGACCGTGTCGCAGTTCTAGGTTTTCCAAACTTCAAAGAAGGAAGCAAGGATGTTGGAATCCTAAAGTGCCGAATCACTAACAAATACCCGCTATTCGGGGTGTCGCATAGTGAAGTGGATAAAACTTTGTACTCTGGAAATAGTGGCGGGCCAGTAATCAATTCCAGCTATCACGTAGTTGGGATCGCAGCTAAAGGCGCAGCTGGAAACCCTCAGGGCAAAAATTCTTTTATCCGGGTTTCAGAGTTAAGAAAGTATCTCGAAAAAAGTGGTGCGATTTAG